CGGCGGGTCGCAGTAGAAAAACGTATGCGCGCGGTCATACCGCGTCATGCAGTCCCGCCATGAGAGGTTTTCGACATAAGCGCCGGCGAGCCGTAGATGCGCGGCAGAAAGCGCCTCCTCGATGCGCAACAGGTTGACGGACGGCGCGGTCGGCGCGGTGCCGAACGTCTGCCCGTCAACCTTGCCGCCGAATGCATGCTGCTGAAGGTAGTAGAAACGTGCCGCACGCTGGATGTCGGTTAGCGTTTCAGGAACGGCAAGCTGATGCCATTTGAACACCTGCCGGCTCGATATAGCGTATTTGAACTGACGCACGAACTCTTCCAGATGATGCTGTACGACTCGATATAGATTGACCAGCTCTCCATTGATATCGTTCAGCACCTCGACTGGCGCTGGCATGGGACGCAGGAAGTACAGTGCAGCACCGCCGCAGAACACTTCTACATAGCAGTCGTGCTTTGGGAAAAGCGGGATGAGCAGGTCGGCGAGCCTGCGCTTGCCGCCAAGCCACGGGACGATCGGACTTGCCATAGTGATTGGCCTTTGTTGGATATTTGTTAGAATTCGGCCCGCCTACCGGTAGATGGCAGGGCCTCGGCTGATTCACTGGCCAACTCAGTGGAAAGGCAGCCGGGTCAATGCGCGAACATTTTCCCGGTCGCCCTGTCTTTCCCGCGCCGCGAAGCACGGTCAAAGTAACTTTTATGCTCCCTGAATCGGGTTGCAGATTGCCCGCTTCAACGGGCGTATGGCATGCTGGACGCCGTTTCGTAAGAGGAAACAGGACCGCCATGTCGCAGCCCTCCAGTCGCCACGATCACGCGACACACCACGCCGCGAAGCATCACGCACCCCCGCCGTATGTGCAGGCTTTCATCGACGCTCACCTCGCGGCGGCGCAGGACATCCAGCGGAAATACCAGGTACCGGCGGGCATCGTGATCGCCCAGTCCGCGCTCGAGAGCAACTGGGGCCGAACTGTAGTTGGCAATGCGTATTTCGGTGTGAAGGGGCATTCCCCCTCGGGCGACAGCACGACGTTCACGACGCACGAAGTCATCAACGGCAAGGCCATCACGATTCAGGACGCGTTCCGGGCGTACAGCAGTTACGACGACTCGGCCGACGACTACGCCCAGATGTTGCGGAACGAACCGCGGTTCCGTTCCTGCTTCCTCTATACCAGCAGCGCGAAGTTCGCCGTGGCGCTGGCACGAAACGGTTACGCCACCGACCCCGCCTACTCCGCGAAGCTCAACGCGATCATTCGCAGCCACAAGCTCGACCAGTACGACAACCAGCGGGCGGATCGATGATGCGACGGGCAATTGTCGCGGCCACGTTTGTGGCCTGCAGCTGCGCATGGGCTGGCGGTCACGCGGTCACCACCGGCGACGATGCCGCAACGAAGGCGGCCGGGATCACGCAGGACTACGGTCTCTCGAAGGACAAAACCGAGTGTCTGCTGTTCGACACCGCCGACAAGGGAACGTATTTTCTCGTGCGCGTGCGCGAGAACCATACCGACGCCTGTGGCGGCGCCGCTGGCGTATCGCCCACGCTGTTCTTCCTGAAGATCCGCAAGCGCGACGGCTATACGGTCACGACGGCCTACGATGGCGAACACTACCGGCCGCTCAAGCCGCAAGCAAAGGATTGATCGCGGCACTGTGGACTGTGGGATTGGCAGTCACCGAGGCGACGGTAAACGTCACCGTGTCAGCCGCCACGCCCAATCTCCACCACAGTGCCCTCCGCCGAGCGGGCGGATGCCTCTCTGCCCGGTAGAGTCAATCCGCGTGCACAGCGGGATCAGTCAATGACAAAAAGGTCCGGGCGTTGCGCTACGCGACGTCGCGCCAGCAATTGTTAAAATGGACATGCGTGCGACCTGCGCGCTTCGCAATGGCCTCAATGGGGATAGCAAGCTCTCGCAGTTCTTCGTCGCTGTACTCGTAATTGAATCGCTCTGCGGCCGACTCCACGCCGCTCCACGTCTCCGCGTTGCGCCCATGCAGACGCACTATCGCCAGCTCAGGGGACGTGACCTCCCATACGGTATGCGCGCGCTCGGCGCAGTGCTCGACATGGGCCATAGCCTTCGGCGCGACGGTGATCCAGCGCGGAAACTGGAACAGCACGGCCCCGAGCTTGCCGACGGCCTGCAGCGGCCGCAGTGCCGCGAAGAAGCGCGCCCACATCTCCTCGATGACCGGCGCGGGCACGTCCTTGTAGTAGAGATTCTTTTTGCCCGTGTTCGGCAGTTCCGGTTGCAGATCCTTCGGAAAGAACTTCGGCTCGGTCTGGTGGCCTGTGAAGAGCCGGAACGCCTTAACATCAAAGACGAAGCCGGTAGGCGTGCGTTCGGCCCATAGCGCGCTGTCGGTAGCGCTCGGCATCGCGTAATAGGACGAGTCCACCTCGACAAGCTGGAAGACGCTGGAGTAGTACCGCAGGCGCGCCTCGGCGCTGCTGCAGCCCGGAGGGTAGAAGGCGCCCGACTCGATTAGCGTCTTGTCAGTCCACGACGCCGTCCCTACGAGAATCGACATGCGGCTCTCCAGTAAATCCCTGGGAGCGCTAATTTTGCCACGGGCTACACTGTGCATCCATACAGCATTCTCGCCATGATAGATTCCGCTGCCGAGTGGTTCGAGGAGCGTGCCGCCATCATGCAGTTCGACGGCGGCAAGCCTCGCTATGAAGCCGAATTCGATGCATTCGCGTCATGCTCGCCTATTGCGGGCGGACGGGACTCCGAAGGCCCAATGACCCGTACTTCAACGTGAGGCGACCCAGCAATGGCAAGTTGGTGTGGTCCGACGAGCACGTCAAGACCCTGTACGTGTCGCCGGGGAGCGACTGGTCACCAGTCAAAATGAGAGGGCGTCCGCTGTCCCCGCACGTGTGGCCGCTGCGCTCTCCTTAGTCGCCGTCGTCTAGTGCACCGTGCGGCAGCGCCCTTCCGCCTCGCGGCGGAAGTCTAGCCTTGCCGGTCCCAGGAAAAGAAAAGTCGCGGCTCAGAAAGACACTCGATGTCGATGTGAAGGCGTTGATCGGCGAAAAGCCGCTAAAGCGGACCTCAATGAGCCCCGCGTCCGACAACATATCCGCGGTACGTGGATACCACTCCGCGTTGTCGAGGATGATCATCCCCCCCGGAGAAACAACCTCAAGAGCCGAGCGGGCCGACCGATAGCGCTCTGCGCCATCGACCACTACCACATCGAAACGTCGCGGCAACAGCGTCTTCGGCATTTGCGCGTACAGGTGGCCGTCTGACTCGTGAAGAAGGGTGACGTTCGGCGGCACCCGATTCTTCAGGGTCTCGTACCATCCACGATCGAACTCTACGCTTACCACCGCGCGAGCCCGAGACGCCCAGAACATCGTGGATGCCCCTGCGCCGAATTCGAATACGTCTTTTCCAGAGAAGTCGAAGCCACTCAGATATTCGATGAGAGGATAAGTCAGCCACGGCTGGAAGTCTCCGGCGCCATCGACTGGCATGCCATCAATGCGGCGAGTGTGGCCGTGATCTCCAAAGAATATCTTTTGAAGCCGGGCCGTCACCAGCAGCCGACGCGGCAGCACTTTGCGGATAAGGTCAACGGTCGACAATCAAGATCCCCGAGCGATCAAAGTTCCAGATTGTACGTCCTCCAATCCACGTCAAGAGCTCACGAACCGCGGTATAAATCACCGGCGCCGGCCTGTGCGTCAGCGGGCGCTGGCCGATCGACCGTCACCGTGCCAGGCGTAACGGCAAAGCTCGTGATCGCCTGCGTCTGGACGGACGCTTCCTTCGTCATGCCGAAGTAAAAGCCGAGCACCTGCTTGCTTTCGCTGAGCACGTAGCCGATCAGCGTGCCGACGGTGAGCGCCGCGGTCGTGTCCTTGATAACGCTGTAGGCATGCCCACCCATGACGGCCCACACGATGTAGGCCGTCAACGCCATAAGCACAACCGCCAGAAACGGACGCATCCAGTCACGACTTTGCTGCCCGGCAAGCCGTCGCGCACTGTCACGGTCCGCCGCCTCGGCGGCATAGATCGACTGCGACCACGTCAGCTGCGCCTGCTCGCGCTACGCAACGATCTGCGCGAGATCGCGCTCGTGATCCATCTCGGCCTGCTTCAGCTTCACTATCGCGTCGGGGTTGCTCGCCAGCGCGGTCATGATGCTGTCCGGCGCCGGGTCGGTCCCAAGTGCCTTTGCGATCACCGACGCGGCGAGGCCGAGCCCCGTCAGCCTTTCCTGCTGGTCGAGAGAGATCTTCGTCTTCGCATCGGTGGCCTGAACGATCAGGTCGTTGTACTGCGCCGTCAGCTTCGTGAGCTGGCGGTCCTGATCGAGAAACGCCGCGGTGCCGACGTCGCCCGTCGTCGCTGCCTGCAGCATCGCGCCGCGATACCGCTCGTCGAAGTCATGCAGGGCCTTCGGCGTGGAAATGCCGGCCTGCGCGAACAATGCATCGCGCGTGTCCGAGATCGACTTCAGGTACTGGCGCTGCGCGTCCGTCTGCTGCGTGAGCAGCACGGCCACCTTCGACGCATTGTCCTGCCGCACCTTCGCGATCTTCGTGTCGACGTCGCCGATCTCCTGCGTGATGCGGATGCGCTCCTCCATCGGCGCCTTCCAGTACGCGTCCTGCAGGGTCTTCTTCTCCTGCCCGCACGCCGCAATCTGGCGCTGTGCCGAATCATTCGCGAGCGAAATCTCGGCCTCGTAAAAGGACTGATCCGAGATCAAAGTCGCTTTGCGCAGCGCCTGCAGTTGGTCGTCCGCGGCCTTGTACGCGGCATTGATGAGATCCAGCCCGTTCTTCGTCGTCTGGAGCGCCGCATCGAGCACGCTCTCGCGCATGCGGGACGCCGCGGCGTCGCCGCGGTGGTCCGCATACTGCTTGCGCAGGAACGCCTCGTCGGTGGCCTGCTGCGACGCCGTGATCGAGCTGCGCGCCGTCATCATCGGCACCGGCCCAGCGCCGCGCTGCCTCTATCAGTTTTTTCGGGCGGCGCCCGAGGATCCCTGCAGGAATGCGGTCCACAGGCCGACGACTGCCGGCGGGATCTTCAGCAGCGCGTCGCGGTACGAATCGTTGAACGGCAGCTCGCGGCCGTTCTCGTCGTGCAGGCCACTCCAGCCGACGAGCAGATCCTGCAGCGCCGCACGCACCGGTTTGTTTTCCTTCAGCAGCGCCTCGATCTGGTCGCCGTCGTAACGTTTGAATTCCGCGACGAAGGTGAATTCGTCGATCGAGCCGTCGGCGGAATTGCCGGGCTCGCTTACCGTCACCTGCATCGTGAAGGTCGTGCGCCTGGTCAGAACGTAGGGCATGGGGATACCTCGAAAAGCAGACGGGCCGCTCAGGGCGGCCCGTCATGGGTTGAATGGCAAAGTTGCTTTGAACCGCGCTTACCCGTTCACACGATCACGCCGCGCACGTCATTGATGGCGTGCAGTCGCCGGTATGGTGCCGGGAATGCACACGGCCCGGTCATCCGGCCGGGCTGTCCCGCGTCCAATTGAACAATGGAGAAACAGATGACCACGGTGAGACTGAACAAAAAGGACGGCTTCTGGAAAAACATCACAGTCACCAACGGCAACGTCCCGATAACGTTTCTCGTCAACGGTACGAAAGCGGACTGCGAGGTCTTCCCGATGCCGCCGACCGTCGCTCCTGTCCAGACCAAAAAGGGCATCGAGCCGGGCAACGTCGCCAAGTTCACGGTCGCGGCCGGAAACTACAAGGTGCAGATCAATCCCCTTGGAGATACTTCCCTCTCCAACGCGACTGTGTCTTACGACTAAGTGAAAGGAGCGTGACTATCCGCCTCGCTGACGACAGCGCGTCACTTGACCGTGACCGTGATCTCGTCATTGCCGTTCAGCGGATAGAGTCCGAGGTCGCCGTTGAGCAACGCCTTGTTGTTCTGGTCCGAGTATGACAGGTTGCTGATCTGCGCCTGCGGCGCATCGAGCTGGACGATGTTGCCGGCGACCTGTCCGTGCTTGATGGACAACGGACCGAGCTGCGCGTCCTTCGCGGCCGTCCACCAGTCCTTGTCCGCGACCGACGACAGTTCCATGACGATCTTGCCCGTCGGCGCCCGGTCGTTCACCTCCGCACCCTCTTCGCCGATCATCTGGAACCAGTTGAGCGAGTTGGCGACGTCCATCGACAGCGACTGCAGCGGCCCGCTATAGCCGAACATCGACCACGTCGTGTTGGCCGTGAGGCCAAGCTTCGGCGTGAGGAACTTCGAAAAGTCAGTGTTCGCCGGCAGCGGCGTATCGGTCACCGGGTTGTACGCGCCCATGAACTTGAACGACATCTTCGGGATCGCGCCCGAGCTGATATCGAACGAGACGCTGCCGTACGCGTCCGTGAGCTTGTGCAGCAGTCCGTCGAGGTGATAGTAGATCGTCAGCGGCGTCCTGGGCTTCTGGCTCACCGGCGTGTATTTCACGTCGGCGTTCTCGGTGATGCTCTCCAGAAAATAGCAGGCGACGAGCAGCCGTCCCCATGCCGGCGCGGTGCCGGGCACGCCGGAGCCCGCGATCTCGACGTCGAAGCTGAGCTCGGTATGCACGCCCGCGGAAAGCTGCTGGCTGTTACCGAAATACGGCCGGATCAGATCGCGGCTCACCATGTTGGCTGAGACTGGCGTGTGGCTCGGGTTCGTGATCAGCATCGCGTCGTCTGCACCCGTCGGCACGGCTGCAGTGCCGATGGCATCCTGCAGCTTCGCGAGGATGACCGTGTTCTTGATGGATTTGGCCATTGCGGCTCCCTCTCAATGGATAGGACGGCGACGCTACAGGGCGTCTGGAGCCGTCTGGTATTCGATGGCGTACTGCATCGTGAGAATGCCCATGCCGCCGTCTTCATCGCCCACTTGCGGCTCGCTGGTCGGCCCTTCGGTGACGCCCAGCAGACCGTCCGCGGTGAAGCGCATCACGACGGGATGTGTGAGCGCGAATATCTCGTCGGCTTCCGTGTCGGGCGTCGGTGACCAGACGACCGCGCTCAGCATCACGACGCAGGTGCGCGTGGTCCGGCCGATATTGGTATCGACCGGCACGTCCTGCCCCCTGCTCACCACCAGCACGCGACCGCCCTGTCGTCTCGCGGCGTGCCAGATGGAACGGCCGAGCGTGACGCCAAGCTGTTTCAGATCCGCATCGGCCGCCAGCGCAGCGACGAGCTGCTGCAGGTATGTCTCGCGCTGGGTCATCGGATGACCTCCAGATCCGCGATCATATGAACGCCGTCGTCTTGCGCACGAGGCGGGTTGCGCACGCGATAGCGAACACCCCGGACCGTCAGCGTTGTGCCGACGTCGAGATCGGGCGCATCGGCAAGCCGGTATTCGATCGTCGGCCGGCTCACAGTCACGCGGGAATCGAACTCCAGCTCGTCGGGCGTACGCAGATCGACCATGACCGGCAGCGGATCGCCGCCGGCCTGTTCGACCCACGCCTGATCGAGCAGGCCGGCATCCGCAAACGCGTCCCACACCCCGTCAAACGGGTTGTCCGCCGACGCGCCCATCAGGGCTCCAGCACGTCGACGATGCGCACGATCGCCTTCGGCCGCGTGGGCAGATGGATCGGATTCGACTGTGCTTCGAGCGCCACGCCCTTGGCGAACGGCAGGATCTCCTGCTTGGCGTAGTACGGCAGGCCCACCGTGTTGACGGTCTCCATGTAGTCCGCCGGCGCAAAGCGCGTGATGCACAGTTCAGGCACGTCCTGCGGGACGGCCAGCGCTTCGTCGTCGTCGATGAAGCCCACGCCGCTGAAGCGGCCCTTGTAGCGCTCCCACGTGATGCCACCGTAGTCGAACGAATCGGTCGGATCGCCGCGCAGCGTCGCCGCCTGCTGCGTGTTGAGGTATGCGAAATCGTAAGCCTTGCGCCCGCTACCTGTCAGCTGATGGTGCGCCAGGAGCAGTTCCCCAAGCCACGCCTCCTTTCGTCCAGGCGCGTAGGCTGGGGTTGGTACGCGAAGTTGAGGAGTGGGCCGAGGATCGCCCCGTTTCGGAACTCCTGCCGCCGGCCAATACGGGCGGGCGGCGGAGGAAGGGCACAGACGCGGAATGAAGTGTATATGGTGAAAAGCGGCGGACCGACGCCATCGGCCGAAGTCTACTAATGGCTGCTTGTTGCAGTTGCCGGTAGCCGCTATTCGATGCCTACGACTCACTTCTTTAGGCAGGCTTCGGGGAGAACGAGGAGACGCTTGCACCTCGGAAGTGTTTTAGCGCCCCGACTCCTGTACGCTCTTCCGGCTCGAACAAATTTCGGCACGCTCACGACCAGCTTTCCACATAGTCCGAACACTCGTGATGTAACCGCCCCCAGGACCATTCCAGGCCCTCACTTACATGCCTGATCAGATAATCGCCCGGAACGATTATTGATTTTCCAGTCTCGGTTTGCGAATAAGCATAAGAAGGAAAAATAACCGGACACGCAAAAATCAAACCGGCCACAAGAATTCGAGGCATAAATTTTTTCATTTTTACAGTCTCTTCCGGTTATTTTTATACTAGCATTACTTCAGCCAGACTTCAAGTTATGACATGGTTTGAACTATGAGATTCATGCAAACAAAGGAGATTAATATGCATATCAGATCGCCCATCATTCTGGCGTTTTCAGTCATATGCACTGCGTGCGCGGTCGTGCCACAGGCGCAATACAAGCAGATCACCAAACCGGAGGATATGGCCGAAATGAGTGATTCTTTCTATTTGCAGGCATCGTCAATTTCCGTGACGGCAAACGGCGAGACTCAGAAAGCGGTGGGGCCTCAGGCTAATATATCGGCCGATAACGTGTCGATCGTTTCCAAACCCATCGAATACAAAGGGTTCAGAATGGGAATTCACCCTGTCGATACATGGAGAAGCACGACCATAATCAACATCACCAAAATGAATAATCTGGATTTATTCTCCAGCGCTGACATTCAAATTACAGACAATACGGTGAAAGTGATCACCGAGGTGGGCGGGGCGCTAGTTGCAATAGGCAAGCTAGCTGGGGGTTTAGTGAAGGAGGCCAGTCTGTGCACAACGCCGATCTCGTATGACCTAGACTACAGCGGCGCACCCAATCCTATGAGCGAGGTGTTAAGTGATCCGAATAATTGCATCAAAGTCACCCTAGGCCCAGTGCCACCTGACGCTATTCCAACCTCAAAACTTCCCACCGACACCACACGCAATTTCTATTATTCAGCATGCCGGGACGCTACCGTCGAGGTGAATTTCGCAAAGAAAATCGGCACGGCGAAAGCCATTGTCAAGGTGTCGGACCACGATATCTGCAGTTCGTCCGCATGCCGTTAAAAGGCTCAATTAGCGCTCATGGATCATGCGGCATATCCGTGAAATCGGAAAATGCGGCTATAGACAGCGATGCGGCAATCATCAATGCCCTCGCTACCGAGACCAAAGCGCTACTCGATGCGGTCACGCCAACCAAAAAATAGAGAGAAGCGGCCGGCTAAGGTAGCCTGTTGGATAGCAGCAAGAAAGGCGTCCAATGTAACTGTCGGCACGACGCGATGTAGAACCGTGTTGGTGGCCGAGACTCAAGCCAACCTCAAAGACCAACACGTAAGGCCGCCGCGCGCCATTCGTTCGAAGCGGGTGCGTGCCTAGATCCGCAGGCTTCGAAGCGGTTCGGGAGGGATAAAGTGACACCCGGAAACCGGCTCGTTTCGAGTTTTCACACCGCCTCGACCGAACTGCGACCGACTACTATGTGACAGCGTCTGCCCGACCGAGTCCTGCTCCCCGCACATGAAATTACCCGCCTGCCGCGATCTCCTCAAGCAGCTCCGACAATCGCGTGAGCCACCTACGGCGCTCAGCGTCGTAGGTGTAAAGGTTGTACGTCCCCTTGATCCCCTCCTGCATGTGCCCGATGACGGCCTCCGCGACGTCCTCCGGGCAACCCAGCGAAGCGAGCATCGTCCGAACCGTTCGCCGCAAATCATGCGGCGCCCAATGCGTCACGGGCAAGCGAGGCCTGAGCTGCTCAGGCCTCGTTTTGGAATATGGTTGGTGATAGTGCACTGCCGTCTGGACCACCTTCTGTTCCATGTGCTGTTCCCGACGTCCAGCCTTAGGCAAGAGGTAGCCCTCACCGTAGAAGGCCTTACGTCGACGTGCGATCGCTTCTGCCCGCCCGATCAACGGCACGCGCAAGTCCGTAGCGCCGTCGTGGCGCTCGTTCTTCGTCTTGGCCTTCGGAATTGTCCACCATAGGCCGTCAGACTCTTCTGTGATCTCGCGCCCCTCCATGCTGACGATCTCGGAGCCTCGCGTACCGGTCCATAGGTAAAGTGTCAGCGCATCGGCTATTGAGCGACTGAAGTTGGGCAACCAAGCCATCAGCTCGGCCAGCTCCGCGTTCGTCAACGTCCTCTTGGTCTTGATCTTCGTGCCAGCTATGGTCTTGCCCTTGCTCTTGAGTCGCCCACGCATCACCAGGCGCCACCAGTTCGGCGTGTCGTCCCGTAGTCGGCCGGCATCCAAAGCATAATCCCATGCCGCACCGAGCTCAGCCCGAAGCTTGGCCGCCTGAACCGGTATCGCCGCATGCGATTCAAGCAGGCTGAACGCCCGTGTCCGGGTAAGCGCCGACGCCTCAGAATCACCAAGCGTACCAAGCATCTTGTCGAACATTCGGACCACCTCTTTCGCACCCTTCGTCTTGCGATGGCGTTCGATGTGCCCCTCGACGTAGTCCCTGCACAATGCTCGAACGGTGTAACGGGATGGCTGTACCATACCGCTGTTTATCGGACGCTCGCGCCGTTTCTCCGCGGCCGGATCAACGCCTGCATTGCGCAGATCCCGAAGGCCTTCCCATTTTGCAATTGCAAGAGCGGGAGACATCTTTGGCCATTCGCCTAGCTTGGTCTGCTTCATGCGGCCGTCAAGCGGCGACTTGTAGCGATATGTCCAGCTGCGCGTGGTTCCAGTGGCCACGAGGCGCAGGCCTGGACACCCCGGCACCAT